GTTTGGTATTGTCACTCTTCTCCAGAATGGTTCAGATGGTTTCTTAAATCAATACGGTACAGTAGACACAGGTAAAGCACTTGGTTCATTTGAACATATCAGTATTGGTACAAGTCAGTTTGGTCTCGCATGGTACCCAAATCTCTTCGAATACAACAACTATGAAGTATCTTACTTCAACTTTGCTGGTGTAGAAAATCTGACTGGAATTGGATCGACTGCAATCGGCAGTATGGTTTCAATTGCATCATCTTCTATTGCTGTTGGTGTTGGTACTACAACCACATTATTAGAACTTCCAACTGCAACTAGATCTGCAAAAGTTCACATTCAGATGGAAGATGGTAATGACAACTACTTCTATAATGAACTGAACGTCCTCCATGATGGTACAAATGTACAACTCCTTCAGTATGGTGATATTGATACTACTACCGATCCATCTTCAGGATTTGGAACTTACACCGCTAACATAAGTGGTAGTAACATTGAGATTGACATTCATCCTACCGTAGGAACTGCTGTAACGGCCAATATCTTGTCTGTCGAAGTACATGGTACAAACACTGGTGTTGACACCACTGGAATGATCGTGACTAACCTTTCATCATACCATACAAGTATCTCTTCATCTGGTACACCTACTGCAAATGAGATTGCTTCATTTAACAATCCGTTTGCTGCAGAGTACTTCATGGTAACTGTCCATGATACTACGAATGATGAGTATGAGATGTTTGAGTGTCATCTCTTAGACTCCAGTAGTAATCAAAATATTACTAAGTACGGTAGAATTGACACCATCTCTGGTGTAGGACTTGGTACCGTTGGTATGACCAAGACTGGAAGTTCGATTCGTTTGAACTTCACTCCAAATGCAAACATCGCTGTTGATGTGAAGACATTTGGTATTGGTCTGAAGAACTTTGACAATATCACTGGAATCACTTCAATCAGTGACCTTCAAAATAACATTCTCTTCTCTAACCATGGTACTTACACAGGTACTCAGTTCGATACAAGAAGAGCATTTAACCTGAAGCACAATGATCTTCCAATCTTCCAGAGAGCATTCCTTGGAAATGATTCAAGTATTGTAGATCTTACAAATAATTTGATCACCGTTCCTGATCACTACTTTGTTACTGGTGAAAAACTCAATTACAGCTATGAAAATTCATTATATGAGTCCACTAATGCAATCGGAATTGTCACACAATCAATTGCAGGTGTTTCTACTGACAAACTTCCAACAGAAGTCTATGCAGTTAAAGTAAGTGACACTCAGGTTGGTCTTGCTACAAATGCAGCTGCTGCACTGAAAGGTACTCCTGACACCATTGATCTTTTGACTCTTGGTATTGGAACATTCCATAAGTTGACATCAACCAACCAAAATGCAAGAGCATTGTTGGCTATTGATAATATGATTCAGGCTCCAGTCACTGAGGTTGTAGTATCAACAACTCTGAATGAGGAAGTTATATTTGATGTTGACTTTGAAGTCACTGGAATCACGTCATTCAAAGCAAATGATCTGATTAAGATTGATGATGAGATCATGTTGATTCAGAATGTTGGTGTGACTTCAGCAAATAGTTTCAAGGTTCTGAGAGCACAGATGGGTACTGGTGTTGGTACTCACGCTAACGGTTCCACGATTCAGAAACTTGGCGGTAACTACAACATTATTGATAATACCGTTCACTTTGCTTCTGCACCTTACGGAAATATTCCGATCGGAACAGATACTGCAGGTCCTGATAATGTAGATTGGTCAGGTATCACCACTCATTCTACATTCCAAGGTAGAACATTCATGAGAAGTGGTATTGAAGATGAAACCACAAGTACTTACAGTACTAACTTCACTTTTGATAACATTCAAAAGGATTTCAATGGTCAGAAGAAGGTATTCTCACTTCTTCAGAATGGAAGTAATGTGACTGGATTTGCAACTAACCAAGCAATCATCCTAAACTCCAATATTCTTCAAGAACCACAGGGTGCTCAGGCAACCACTGGTGACTTTACTCTAAGTGAAACTGCTGGTGTTACGAGTATTACTTATCTTGGTGAAAGTAGTTCTTCTGAGGATGATCCTAACAGAGCAACTCTTCCAAGAGGTGGCACTATTATCTCGGTTGCATCAACACCAGGTTTTGGTTTCCAACCTCTGATCTCTGCTGGTGCTTCATGTTTCGTCTCTGGTGGTGGTACAATCACTTCAATCGAAATTGGTAATCCTGGATCTGGATACAGAGTTGGTGTTCAGACAGTTCAGGTTGGTATCATTACAACTAACGTTGGTTTTGCAAGTGTTGTTAACATTGGTACTGCAACAGTTCAAAATGGTGAAGTTGTTGCAATCACGACATCGTTCTTCGGATCAAATCTTGATCAGAATAATCCACCACAGGTTGTAATTGATGCACCTCTTCCATATCAAGGAATTCCACTTGTATATGCAGATGGATCAACTGGTATAGGTACTGGTGCTAGGGTTGATGTCAAGGTTGGTCAAGGTTCAAGTGTAATTAATTTTGAACTTGTAAGTGGTGGTCTTGCTTATGGTGAGAGTGAAGTACTCAGACTTGCCATTGGTGGTACTACAGGTATTCAAACAACCTCAAGTGCATCATTTGAACACTTTGAACTTACTGTATCTGATGTTTATCGTGATACCTTCAATGGATTCACAATTGGTGAACTCGATGTATTTGATAGACTTGATCCTTTGTTTGATGGAGTCAGAAAGACATTCCCACTTGAAATTGCAGGAAACTTATATGCAATTGAAACTGCTAAAGGTTCAAACATTAATATTGCACAGTGTCTGATTGTCACCATCAATGATATTCTTCAGGTTCCTAATGCAGCATATAAGTTCAATGGTGGTAGTATTATTGAATTTACAGAACCACCTAAGAAAGGTGATGTCTCTAAGATTATCTTCTATAAAGGTACTCCAGATATTGACGTTGTTCTGGTTGATATTCTCGAAACCATCAAGATTGGTGATACCTTACAACTGAAGAATGATTCAGGAAAAGGTCAGTCATTGGCATTGTTCCAGGAGGAAAGAATTGTCACAGGTATCACAACCCTGGATACTGTCACAACTTTTGCTTATGATGGTCCTGGTATTACGACAAATCAGTCTCTGGTAAGACCAGTAACATGGTGTAAGCAGATTGACGATATTGTTATTAATGGTTCCTTCGTTACAAAGGATAGAGTTGATTATGAACCATCGATCTATCCTTATGGATATATCACTCAGTATATTGGTGTGAATACTACTGACGCATATGTCGATAGTGTTAGACCATTCTTCAATTCAACAAATGAAACTGCACTTCTTGATTATAACGATAGAGTGACGATTATTGACCAGTCACCTATCGTTGGAGCAGTTGCAACTGTCTCAATCAGTACAACTGGAACGGTTTCTGGATTTACAATCAGCAATGTTGGTTCTGGTTATTCTGGTTCAGCTGCTGTTTCTATCTCACAACCATTTGACATTGTGGGTGGCACAAGAGCAACTGCAACAGCCAATATCTCTGGTGGTGGTGTGACATCATTCACAATCACTAATGCTGGTGCTGGTTATTCAGCTGCTTATCCTCCACAAGTTCTAGTTGAAGTCCCTGAAGCAAGAAAAGAAACTGTTGGTGTCAATTCTTACTTCGGAGATCAAGGTATCATTGTTGGTTATGCTCAATCTGCTGGTGCTTTGGGAATCCTTGAACTGTATCTTCCATATGATTCGTTCATGAGAGATACCACCATTGTAGGAACAGCTCTTACAGTCAGTACACTCAGAACTGGTGATCTGTTTGTTGTCAATCTTTCCAACTTCGGATTATCGACGAATACTAGTGATGGTATCTATCGTGCACATTATGTTTATGACCATACGGTTGATTTGACATCTGTTGGTATCGGAACAACCGTAGTCAAGAGAGTTGAAATTGAAAATGTTGGATTTGGTGTTACTGCAGTTGGAACATTTACAAGAGGTAAGGATCTGGGTGAATACACCTGGGGTAGAGTTCAATTTAAGAATAGAGTTGCTGCTAAAGCTCTCACATTTACACCAAATGGATATGCTGGATTGACCACATCTCCAATCATACAGAGGACCAGACCTCTGAAGTTCAACAACTATCTAGTTTAAAATAAATAAAACATAGAAAAGGATCCTACAGTAGATGGCATACCAAGGTATTAATACTGGCACAACGCCAAATGATGGTACTGGTGACACTCTAGTTGCTGGTGGTGTAAAAATCAACAGCAACTTCACTGAGATTTACAATCTCCTTGGTAATGGAACCACCTTGTCTGTTGGAGTTGTATCTGCAATAACCGCAGGAACAAATGTTTCACTAAACACAACAACTGGTAATGTAACGGTATCCGCACCAACTCCAGTTTCTATTGCAACCACTGACGTAGACATCTCAAGAAACCTCAAAACTGCTGGGATCACAACTTTAGGTGTAACAACGGTTACAACATTCTTAACTGCGGGTATCACCACACTTGGAAGTCAGGGTGGTGTTACAACAACTGGTGGTGATTTGTATGTTGGTGGAGATCTTCATGTATTAGATGATATTTTCTATGATGAAGTGACTGGTAGAAATATTAATATTAGTGGTGTTGGTACGATTACAACATTCAAAACAGATGATGCAACTGTTAATAGTAGTCTAAGTATTGGTTCTACTCAAATCCTGTCTAGCTCAAGACAACTTAGTAATATTGTTGGACTTGATTCTACAACGACTGCAACAATTGAAAATGCAATAGCACAAGACCCAATTACATTTCCACATTTATTAGTATCTGGTGCTACTACAACAACCACACTTAATGTTGCTGGACTTGCAACTTTTGCTCAAGTAACAAATTTCGGTGAATCATTATTTGATGGTGTTGTCACTATGGGTAGTTCCATACTCATGCCAGCAGATAGAGCTATTATTTTTGATAGTAAGTTAGAGATAATTCAGGATGACACTGAAGGTAGTATCATCAATGATAAGGTTGGAAGTGTCAAGATTAAACATGCAAACTCAACAGTATTTGAGACAACTGGTGCTGGTGTAAGTATAACTGGTGTTTGTACTGCAACGTCGTTCTCTGGTGACGTGAATGGTGGTACTTTGGTGGTCTCTGGTGTAAGCACTCTGGGTGTTGTAACTGGAGCAACATATTACGGTAATGGTGCTAACCTTATTGGTATTGCTAGAACTGATGTCATTGTTGCAGATTCATTAGTAGTATCTGGTGTTAGTACTCTTGGTGTTGTAACTGGAGCAACATATTATGGTAATGGTTCTGAAATAACAGATGCGAAATGGGTTGTTTCAAATAATGGTTCAAGTAACTACACATTTACTGGTATTGGTTTTACTCAAACCGCAAATCAACCAACACTTTATCTGTTGAAGGGTAACAAATATGAATTTGAAATTAATGTAGGAGCTGCTCATCCATTCCAGATTAGAAGATCAAATGGAGGTTCAGCATACAATACTGGTGTAGAAAATAATGGTGCAGCTGCTGGTATTGTGACATTCAGGGTTCCTATGGATGCACCTGAGAAACTCTTCTATCAGTGTACAGTCCATGCTGGAATGGGTAATACCATTTACACGGTAGGAGGTAACTCAAATATCAGCGCAGATTCTTTAGTGGTTTCTGGAGTATCCACATTAGGGATGGTCACTGCAACGAACCAATATAATACTGGAATTGTTACTGCAATTGGTGGATTTGTAAGTGCTGCATCTACTCAGGCTGTAAAAATTACATTCTCTGGAACAACTCTCACATTTAATGTGGCTGGTATTGGTTCTACAAGCCTTACATTATCATAATAAATAAGAAAAAAGTCCTCTAACAAATGGCTGCGATAATTACTGATCAACTGCGTATTTTGAATGCGAAGAATTTTGTAGATTCTGTACAAGATTCTTCTAATTCCTATTATGCTTGGATTGGTCTTCCAGATGCTCCTGAGTTTCAGAGTGATTGGAATACTGCTCCTCCTGCACCAAAGGATAGTTTAGATGATTCCAATTATTATTGGGATACTATGTTGGCCCTTAAAAAGATCAACAGTGGTGATGTAAGTCAGGTTGTAAGAAAGATTTCTTGGCAATCAGGTACCACATACGACATGTGGAGAAATGATATTGACAGAGATAATCCTTCTCAACCATCTGGAGCATTTGACATCTATGACTCCAATTTCTATGTAATGAATAGTGAGTATAAGGTTTATATTTGTCTCTTCAATAACGCAAATCCAGAGAATAGTTTTAGAGGTGGTCCTTCTCTAGATGAACCTAATTTCACTGACTTAGAACCAAGAGAAGCTGGAAGTAGTGGTGATGGTTATATTTGGAAATATCTTTATACTATCAAACCAAATCAAATTATTAAGTTTGATTCTACGAATTATATCGCCGTTCCAACTGACTGGGACACTAATGCATCTTACCAATCAGTTAGAGAAAATGCAGGTACAAGTGGTCAGTTAAAAATCGTCACGATCAGAAATCGTGGTGTTGGTATTGGAACAGCTAACGTAACTTACACAAGAGTTCCTATTCTTGGTGATGGTAGAGGTGCTGAAGCGACTGTTGTTATCAACAATGACTCTAAAGTACAATCCGTCACTGTATCAAGAGGTGGTGAAGGATATTCATTCGGTACACTAGATCTTGAGAGAGGTGGTGTTCCTACAGGAACAATTGCTCCAGTATTTGATGTAATCATTCCTCCTGGTGGCGGTCATGGTGCTGACATTTATCGTGAGTTGGGTGCTAAAAACGTTCTAATTTACTCTAGAATTGAGAACGACTTAGAAAATCCAGACTTTATCATTGGAAATGAAATTGCAAGAGTTGGTATTGTTGAGAATCCAAAAGCGTATGACTCATCATCCAATTTGAACCTAGATAAGGCAAGTGGTGTTTATGCTCTCAGACTCACTGGGTCAGCATCAACAACTTTTGCTCCAACCGCAGACTCTTTTGTTACCCAAACAGTTGGTGTCGCATCAACTGCTGTTGGTCGTGTCGTGTCTTATGACAATGTAACTGGTGTTCTTAAGTATTGGCAAGACAAG